CAGAAGCTCCTTGTACAAGAGGAACAGCCCACGCCGTTGCTGGGTTAGAAGCCAACACGATGCTAGTGAGCGTGACCACCGTTTCATTTGACAGTACGTCACGAACCGTATCATCAAGATCCGCTAATACATCTGATGCAGATCCTATTAACCCGCCAGAATCGTCAATACCAATTATATCGTCGGTAACAGTTTTTGCCGTGTCTTCAAATATCTGTCCAACTTTACCGATAAATGCCATAACTATTTACCTTTAAACTTAGTTAGATCAACAATAATCATGTACTCACCATAATCAGGATCATCAGCAGGTTCAAAAGTACTAATGTCTTTTAGCATCGTTTCGTGGAATCGTTTGTTTGTGGGGCCGTTGGTATAAGTTTTTGCTTTTTTGTACCCCATTTCAGCTAATTTTGCCATAAACACATAGAAGTCAATTGCGGCGGCTTTCATTAATTCTTCAACTGAAAACATGTCAAACACAGCCATTGTTTGAGTACTCTCGTCTTTGTAAATGACAAGTATTGCGTTGTTATTGCGGAGTACTTCGCCTTTTTTAGCTAACATAAACTTAGCAAAAGAATCAATAAACTCATCCTCGTTAACACGATTCGGCAAATCTTTTTTGTTGGAGTACGAGGTACGAAGTATCTCCTCCACCGACATGCGTTGATTTGCATACCGACGCATTAGGTTTTCTGTTTGCTTTTCACTAAGTTTCATAAGTTACTCACAAACGAAACTGCAACGATTGTGGATGGAATGCCGGGGTGTGGAGATGTAGCGGCAGTTGTATTAAGAGACAAGGCCGTATCGTCAGTTGCCCAGTACATCTCTATATACTGCCCCGCTGTAAGGTCGATAGAAAAATTCCAAAACACAGGCTGGTCAGAGTTTCCTTTGATGGTTTGTGTTTGTCCGCCATAAGGCTGATCCGTGCCATTCTTGTTAATCCATGTAATAACTTCTGCATCTGAAGAATTGGTATGCGCCGTTTGTAGCGTCACTTGGAAGTTATATATACCATCAGCCGCTACTGTGATTTGAGTATTGTCTGCCCCCGCGATACTTACACCATTGCCGATATACGTATTCTCAAACTCAACAGGGTAGCCCGTATTAACAAGCGCGGCAATCTGGTCAATCGTGCTGTAGAACAAACCACGTGGAAAATACAAAAACTTACCGCCGTCGTCTGTTGAAGTAATTTCGCGAATAACACCAATCAAACGATTAAAAAACAGACGTAAAACGTTATTACTTTGGTCTTGATAAGGCCGGTCATACTCCTCTGTAGCGAGGGGTAGCGCAGGTGGCTCGATGCGATTAAGTTCGTTTGCCATTATCGCCGTCCATCTGGGCGCATATCAATACGCGGAGCGCCTAATTGCCAGTGTACACCTAACGCATCAGACTCAATTTTCATCGCTAACTGTCGTCCACGCACCCGGGTGTAAATCTGCCCTGTATATTGCTCAACGGGCAACACAGCCGTACGAGTTACTGTAGACGAGTTAGTCCCACCTTCGGATGCGGGGTCGTTGTATCCAGAACCGGAACTCTTTAGTGGTAGCAACGTCATTGTAGCTTGTGGGCTACCGGCAGTTGACCCTTCAAACGTAATATCCGGCAGTACCCGCCATATAAAGGCAAATTTATGCCCGTCATCAAGGTCAAACTCGGCGGACGAGATATACGCATTGATTGCCGCAGGGGTACCTGTTTCGTTGTCGTCAACTCCAAACTCATGGTTAACTAGATTGTTACTATAAGTAGCGGCTAGCGGATAGTTGCGTAACCCAGAATCCAACCACGCTGTACGAGCCATTGTGCCGTAGTACCAGATATTTTGAACGTAGTTATAGACCACATAACGATCTACTGTTGATGAACTAGCAGAACAATAGAACCACCAAACCTCGTGGAATGCTTCGTTAGTTCCTGCAAATACTTGATTGTATTGGAGATCGTTAAAGTCGTTGAATACAAACTTACGTAGGTCGCAGGGTAATGCCTGTGTTCGCCCATCGTATTTGTAGAACTTGTCAATACCCATCCAGTAAGCGACGCCATTGGCATAAGCGACGGCGTTTTGAGATGCGATAGAAGTGTTTTCACCAACAAGCTGTGCAGTCCACACCGCAGGTGCTCCAACATACTGTAGCGAATACATAGCGGAGTTAGTCCAGACCAACACTTCTTGCCGTGATTGCGCCGCTGTTACAATTTCTGTACCACGAGATAACCGCAAACTACCTGCTTGGTTTGTTGCCGCAGGGGTCCAGTTCGTTGCGTCTTCTTGGTCTGACCAACGAATCAACATTGGATCTTGTGTAGCAGTGCCTATGTCGTTAGAACCAAAACAAAACACAAATCGGCTGATGTCAGAGATTAGAATGTAGTTCTGCACCGTTGGGACGCCAGATGCGCCACCTAAACTAGATAACAAAACACCACGTGTTGTCGCTCCGCTTGTGGCATCCCAGTAGTAAATCGCTCCGCCGCGAGGGCCAAAAATCAAATCTTCACCAAAGTTTGACTGACTCCACAAACGTAGTGGTTCTGCTGATGTAGTGCCTACACCCCATGTACCTGCGCCCCACGCACCTGCGCCCCAACCTGTTAAGGGGATAGAAAACGCAGGGCCAACGTTGATTTGATAAGCCGCTGTGACCGAGCCACCGCCTGTAGCAGAACTTGACGCCGCGCTACCTGCATCGATTGTATAAGTAGTGCCTGATGTAAAGGATATTTGATATTCGCCGTCGATTGTTAGCCCACCAACTGCACTTGCGCCGCTGAACGTCACAAAATCACCATCAATATAGCCACCTGCCGCGTCAGTCACTTCAACGATGGGCGACCCTGATGTTGTTTCAAACGGGTCAGTCAATGACTCTGTAGCACGTAAAGGTGTGATGTCGTTGTAAGAGCCACCTTCTTCTAGGTAAAACTTAAGGTTCGTGCCTACGGCAATAAAACGAATGCTACCGAGTGTCACCCATGCCCACAGCGAACGACAAATACCCAAGAATGTAGACGCTGAAATACGTTCCCACCCACCGATTTTCTCGGGCGTGCCTTGGCGAAACCGCACCTTGTCACTTTCAAACCAACCACCCTCGTTTGTGTAGCGGGTATTTTCGCGATTAACGCCTGCTTTCAACAATAACTTCTTTAGCGCCATGACGTTGCCTTACATTGAATCCCCGAACAAGGGCGGGAATGTTGTTACTTGAATAGCAACGCTTTCTTTCAGGTGTAGCGTCTCACCACAATCGGCACAGGTATCGGCGGCAATCTCATCTTCAGTGAGATCATACCCACAACTAGCACAAACACGTTCTATATAATGAGCGGATTCAACTGTGTTATCGTCGAGGTTTCGTGCTTCATACTTAACTTTCATGTCGTACCCTCACAATTGTTTACGTCTGATTATCCATGAAGTACGCTAACTATGCTAGTTTTACTAGCTACGAGTTCCCTCGTATAAACCCCTCCCGTAGGAGGGGTTGCCTTAATCCATCAATTCAAAGTGCGGAGCGTCGATAAACGGACGTTTGCCTTCAGAGCGGCGTGTATCAACATAGTGGTTCATCGCTTCTTCCATTGTGCCCTCCCACTCACGAATATCTGGGATATTCCATGCCGCGCCCCAACGGACTTGCACGTTTTCCTCGATAGCCGCTTGTTTAACCGCATCGGCAATATTGTCATAAACGTTTAATTCCCAACATCCTTTTCCGGCCACGTAGGCCATAAGGTCTGCGGCTTTACCTTCGAGATGCTTAGATTTCATGGTCTGTGACGCGCCTTTCTCAACGAGAGCGCGTTGTTCTTCTTCAGTGCGAAGACCTTGTATGACACCAAAATCGATGTCGGTTAGTTCAATTGCACGGCAGACGATTTTAACCAAACGCTCGTCTACGCCTTCTAACTTATCTAAAGATCTTTGTGAGAGTTGATACATTACTTAGTCAATCCTTTTTGCTTTTCATATGTTCTTAGGCCACCTAGTCCGAGCATACCCATTAATACCGTCATGAGCGACCCCATATCGAACTCAGGAAGCGCAGGTATTTCAAAGCCAGATACCCCAACTCCAAAAAGAATAAGTGGAGCAAGCACGAAGTGGTATGCAAGCGCGACGCCACACGTCCAGCCCACGAAAGGTCGCCATCCGGCAACAAAGATTGATTTATGTTGGGCTTCTGCTTTGTTGACTTCGACTTGGGCCATTGCGGCTTCATGGGCGGCTTTCTCCGCCATTGTCGCAATCTCGTGAGCCATTGCATTTTTGGCGTCCTTATCTTCAACGAACTTATCGAGCAACCCTGTGACTGGCCCTATTAATGCCTGAATCATTTGCTATCTCCTTTAGATTTGAGAGCGCTCGCGCCAAAGAAAGCAGACACTAAGACCGCTATTGACGCAAAATAGGTGGGCGCAATATCAGCGATGAGTTGCGCCGCTGTACCCATCGAGAACAGATCGGCCAAGAAAATGCCAAAGGGGTACAGTAATAAACCAATAAGCGCAAACCACGCCATCTTGCGGATTGAATCCCTTTGGGCATCGTCATCCAACATTTTGCGGCGCATATCTTCCAACATGATTCTACGCTCTTGCTCATCAATCACCCCGTCACCGTTCAGATCGTACTTTTCCATTTCTTCTGTCATAGATTACTTCCCTTTAAGACTAATAAGCCAAAGTAATAGGGCCACGGCCCCGCCCACAGCACCGAGAACAGCAATGCCAACAGCACCATACAAAAATCCATTCTGTATGGCTTTTTTACGAGCCAGTGCCTTAGCTTCTGCACGTTTCTTTTCGTTCTCCCGCATTTGCTCACGGTTGGCTATGAACTTCTGATAGTCATCCCACAGCCCCGCCCGACCGTTATAGATAAACATTTGTTTTATTTCAGCTTCTTTCTTACGAATATCTTCCAAGGCAAAAAACGCATCCATGTCGCCATCTTTCGCTTTCTTTTCTATTTCGCCTTTAGCATCAGCCAATTTGGTGAGTTGCGGCCCCATCTCGCCTACTGAGGAAACATGACCTGCAAACTCTTTGATTGCGCCGATAGCCTCGTTTGCGATTTTGATAGCGGCTATGGCTTCAAAGATCATGGCTAGGGCATCTTAGAAAGCACCGTCAACAGCATGACCAGAATGGTTCCTGTTGCGGCAAGGAGTATCGTTTCTAAACGCTTCACGCGCCCAAACAAATCTTTGAACTGGATTTTGACTTCAGTCTTTATAGCGATCACTTCTTTCTCCAGATTATCGATTCTTTGATGCGCTGATGCTACGGTTCGCTTGTCCACTGAAGTTCTCCTACCAGAAATAGCATATTTTATCAGACGTTTACTCTGCGGCTCTAGCCTCAACCTCATACGGGTTGTTCCAGTATCCGTATTTGATCGTGTAATACAGGTATTTAATCCCGAACTTGAGTCTGCCTTCTGCCTGAATTTGCTCGATGTGCTTTAGCTCATGCCGAATCAAAGGCTCATCACCAAGATGATCAGGGTGTAGATAAATGGTGTTCCAGAATGAAGTCCATCCTTTGAACCCCAAGCGATCCATGTACCACTTAATTAACCCTGAACAGGGCTTTATGTTAGCCATCAGACTCCTTTGGCTCATCTAGGCTTGCTTTCAGCATATTCATAAATGCATCACGGCCTACCTGAAGTTGGTCTAGGTTAAATTGTGCTGATCGAATCTTACGATCCAAATCACCTACATGGTTGATCATGACCTTCTGCTGATCTGTCAGTTGGTCTTCTGTGTACTCAGTTCCGTCGATAGAGACTGTTTGTTTCTCGCTCATCTCGATTCTCCTTTAGTGGTTAGTTATTCCAAGGCATACCTGACATTGTGGTAGGATTCTTTTGTGCCTCGATCTTACTTGCAATTGATGCTTCAGTTGCATCCTGATCCACAGCGTTCTGCACCCAACCAATCACAGTGGCTTCTGTGAGGTCAGCATAGGCAACATAGCCATCAGCAGATGAGTCAGGTGTGAACGACTGTGTGCTGTACGCAGATGCAGAGTATTCCCCGTCTACGCCAGTGCAACGCCAGTGGGCGATAACAACACCCTGATCTGAGTCGTTGTTGTATTCAAGGTTTCCGATAGTCCAAGTGTATTCAATAGCCATTCTAATTCTCCTTTAGATAGCGGCAATAATAAATGCGAGAAGTTCAGAATACCGTACGCCCATCCGTGATTTCTTCACTGCGCCTTCTGGTGCTTCTTCTTCAGTGTCGTAGGTGTCAGTGCGTGTGTAGGCTTCTTTGGCTTCTACGGCTTCAACAGCTTCAGAAACAAGATTGCCTTCTTCGTCATACACTGCGTCTTGTGCTTCCACTGCTTCAACAGCAGGGACATCTGTGTAGGTTTCCCACCAAGTTGATGAGATGAACATTGCATAACGTCCTGCGTCTAATCCTTCAGCTTCAAAGGCCGCTTGTAAGTCCTGTGCAATGATTCCAAAGTGGATACGAGCATCGTCACCTTTTTCCTCAACTGAGTTGA